TGACACCATACGTGTGGCAAACTTGGGGAACGGACTATAACGAGTTCACTCCATACTCACGCCTTGCAGGTCGTCGCTTTAACGGTGGAACTAGTAGTGGAGCTATTGCTCCTAGTATGACTGATATCCCACGAGGCCAAACTTTAATTGTTAATGGAACTACGGTAACTGCTACGTTAACTCCAAGCCAAGATGATTTAGCAGCAGCTAGTTATTACTTCCTCGGTGGTCACGAGTACGAGATCAGCGACTACCAAGCAGGAGTACTTACTGCTGCAGGATATGGAAGTTGGTTAACTCCAGTATGAGTTTACATAGACGCACTACGCACCTTGAGTATGTAGAAGGTTGCTTTGGTTGCAAGATTGGCGAACTAGAGTTGAGCGTAGGTGCTGCTAATCACAGAGGAATACCTACTGCTAAGCAACACGATAGGGAACTACAGTCCTATTACGATGCAACGCGACAAGGTATAGAACCACGTTCAACAAAGAGTAAAGATATAGATGCAGCAGTTCAACTTTCCAACGAGGCTGGTAAGGCTTTCGATGGGATCTCAATGACCTTCAAAAACTAGGAGATAACAATGCCAAACGTAGACGGAAAGAAGTTTCCATACACAGCAAAAGGTAAGATGGATGCAAAGAAAGAAATGAAGAAGAAGATGATGAAGAAGGTAGCCATTAAGAAGATGGGAAAGAAGAAGTGATGTATAACTCAGAAAACGGCAAGATGGATGATATGGGCTTAGAAGAAGATATCAAACCATACCCATCAATGGACAAGCAATACCCAGGTGCAGCAAAGTATTCATCTTATGAATCAATCCAAACTGGTGCGATGGGCAAGTCTGCTAAGTAATGGCTAAGTCTCCAGCTTGGACGCGCAAAGAAGGCAAGAACCCCAAGGGTGGCCTGAATGCAAAAGGTCGTGCCTCTGCCAAGGCTGCAGGTATGAACCTAAAGCCTCCAGTTAAAAAGGCTGAGGCAGCTAAGTCTCCTAAGTCTGCAGCAAGGCGTAAGTCTTTCTGTGGTCGTATGTGTGGGATGAAAGCAAAGAACACCTCTAGTAAGACAGCTAAAGATCCGAACTCAAGAATTAACAAGTCACTTCGTGCTTGGGATTGTAGTTGCAAATGAAAAAGAAAACAGCATTCTGGGATAAAAAGAATCCTAATAAGAAATCAAAAGCGCTAACGCCAGCACAGAAGGCTGCAGCAAAAGCGAGGGCTAAGGCAGCAGGACGACCTTATCCAAATCTAGTAGATAACGCAGCAGCAAAACGAACTAAAAAGAACTGAGGTAGATAGGTGGCACTAGGAGTTTACGGTACAACTTTACTAGCAGAGATGAACAGACTTGCTAATGGTGGCACCTATCGAACATCTGCTGAAATGGTAGATATGGCACTGGCTGCTCGCCAATGGGCAGCAGCAAGAGATGTCCAACTTACTGTTGATGACACAGTTGGAGTTCTTAACGAGATTAAGAGTAACTTCCCATTTGTACACGCAGCAACAACTGCACCTACATCTGGTGTTTATGCACCAGGAACTCTAGGTGCAGATGGTGGTTATGGAATTGGTGCGACACTAACAGCACCTTCTAATGCTCGCCTTGTGGTAGATGGTCACACCATCTCAACAGGTGAGCGAGTCTTGTACTGGCAGAATACTGACGCAACAACTAATGGTGTCTACTATGTAACAGAGCAAGGTTCTGCATCTACTAAGTGGGTTCTTACTCGTTGCAATACTTGCAATAACTCTATTGCAGGTCAGGTTGCCTTTGGCAAGTATGCCTTTGTCCAGACTGGCACAACCTACGCTAATAAGACTTTCAAATTAGTATCTGAAGGAACAGGTCCTAACGGATCTATTATTATAGGAACGGAAGACATCACTTTTGCACTCACAACAGAAGTCGAATATCCTAAAGGCGACTGGCTTGATTTTAGCGGTGTATGTAATTTCATCGCTAGGACTACTGGTCTACCTGCAGCGCAGGCTCTTAGGGCAGTGTCACAGTGAGTGCTAAGTATAACCTGGTATGTGACCAGGCAACCACATTTGATTTTCAGTTCCAGATCCTCAACGACAATACTCCTTGGGATCTAACTAATTACGACGTTACTATGACAGTGCGTCCTTTCGTTGGTGCCTCTACTACAACTGTAGTAGCAACTATTGACAACGGACGTATAGCTGTTGATGGACCTAATGGTCGCATCACAGTAACTCTAAGCGCGGCAACTACTGGGGCAATATCTGCCAGCCGTTATGCGTACGATCTAGTAGTGGACTCAGGTAGCGTAGTTACACGCATACTTGAAGGTAAGTTTGTGGTGACAGGAGCCGTGACAGTATGACGACTATTATTGTTATTGAGAACATCACACCACAAGTAGCAGTAGAATTTTCGCAAGACCAAGGCCCACAAGGTGCTCCAGGCAATACTGGATCAACAGGAGCAACAGGGCCAACTGGTCCTGTGGGAGCAACTGGACCAACTGGCTCTACAGGTGTACAAGGTGTCACTGGTGCCACTGGTCCGACAGGAGCAACAGGTGATATTGGTATTACTGGACCGATTGGCGCGACGGGTGCCACGGGTCCTATCGGAGCCACGGGCGACACAGGACCTACAGGCGTTACGGGCGCAACGGGAGTTACAGGTCCAACAGGACCTCAAGGAGTTACAGGCGACCTCGGACCGACTGGACCAGTTGGTGCCACGGGTTCAATAGGTGTTACTGGACCTTCTGGCCCTATTGGTGCCACTGGTGATGTTGGGCCTACTGGCCCTATTGGAACAACTGGAGCAACAGGACCAGTCGGATCCACAGGACCGATAGGTGCAACAGGACCTACGGGTCCAGTTGGTGCTACTGGTTCAACGGGCGCAGATAGTACGGTTGCTGGTCCTACAGGTCCCACAGGGCCTGCTGGCGCAACTGGTCCTACAGGTGCTGACAGTACTGTTCCAGGTCCTACGGGCGCTACAGGACCTGTAGGTGCCACTGGGCCTACAGGCGCTGATAGCACAGTAGCAGGTCCCACAGGAGCCACAGGCCCCGTAGGGGCTACTGGACCAGCGGGTGCAGACAGCACAGTAGCAGGACCAACGGGAGCAACAGGACCTGCTGGAACTAATGGGATAGATGGCGTTACAGGTCCTACTGGCCCAACAGGTCCAGCAGGAACTAACGGAGCTGCTGGAGCAACAGGTGCTACAGGACCTACTGGTCCTGCTGGTGCCACTGGCCCACAGGGTGTGACTGGTTCGACTGGACCTAATGGAGATCCAACCCTAACCATTAACTCTCAGACTGTTTCCTATACCTTGGTTCTTAGCGATGCAAGCAAGTTAGTCGAAATCAATTCAGGCTCTGCTAATAACTTAACAGTGCCACTGAACTCATCGGTAGCCTTCCCAGTAGGTACTCAGGTAAGCCTTCTTCAAGTAGGTGCAGGTCAAATGACAGTTGTAGCTACAGGTGGCGTAACTATTAACCCAGCATCAATGCTCAAGCTGCGTGCTCAGTGGTCTTCTGCGACACTCATCAAGCGAGCAACTGATACTTGGGTGCTAGTTGGAGACACTTCAGCGTAGGATACTCCTATGAGATTCCACGTTATGAGCCTGCCTCACACGCAGACAACCAAAGATTATGTCAACTGTGCCTATACAGAGAAGGTACGCCGATTTTGTATAATGATGAAAGGGTTAGGCCATACGGTCTATCTCTACGCTGGTGAAGAAAACGAAGCACCTTGTGATGAGTTAATTACTTGTATTACAAATGAGCAGCGTGAAGAAGCACTAGATGGTAAGCACTTTACAGAAGCAGCTTTTGATTCTAACCTTCCACACTGGCAAATCTTTAATGGCAACGCCATCAAGGAGCTAGGCAAGCGTTTAGAACAAAAAGATTTTATCTGCGTTATCGGTGGTGCTTCACAGAAGCCTATTGCAGATGCCTACCCAAACCACATAACAGTAGAGTTTGGTGTGGGTTACGGTGGAATTTTTAGCAAATATAAGGTCTTCGAATCATACGCTTGGATGCACAGTATCTATGCAATGTTCAAGAACCCAACGACAGTAGATGGTAATTTCTATGATGCGGTAATTCCAGGTTACTTAGAACCAGAGATGTTCCCATTACAGGAGAAGAAAGAAGATTACTACCTCTACGTTGGACGTATGGTAGATCGCAAAGGTTTAGTTGTTGCTCAGCACGTATGCAAGGAACTAGGACTCAAGCTGATTATGGCAGGTCCTGGTAAAGATCCTAAGATTGAATACGGTGAATGGGTAGGACCAGTAGGAGCAGAAGAACGAGCAAAGTTAATGGGTGGTGCAATTGCCCTATTTGCTCCAACGCTCTACATAGAACCTTTCGGTAACGTTGTTATCGAAGCACAAGCCTGTGGTACTCCAACGATTACTACAGACTGGGGAGCGTTTACAGAAACTAACCCCAATGGAGTTACTGGATACCGTTGCAGAAATGCAATGGAATTTGCTGTAGCTACAGAGTGGGTTAAGGACCTAGACCCAGTAGCAATACATAAACGAGCAGTAGCCCTATATTCATTAGATGCTATTGCACCACAGTACGAACAATACTTTGCACGACTGCTAACTCTATGGGGAGATGGCTGGTATGAGAGGAAATAATGCCAACACTGAACGAAATGGTAGACGAAGTAAAGGCTAACCTACAAGGTTATTCACTACGTCAGGACCGTATTACCTATGTTGCTAACGCTGCAGGTTTAACAACCACTAGCACTGAAATCACTGTTGGCTCGTCTTCTAACCTAGCCAAAGGTCTTATTGAAATTGATGACGAGTTAATCTGGATTGATTCTTTTGATAAGGCTAATAACAACCTTAACGTAATACCAGGATTTGGTCGTGGCTTTCAAGGAACTACAGCATCACCTCACGCTCAGTATGCACAGGTAACTCTATCTCCTACCTTTCCTCGCAATAACATCAAGAAGGCAATCAACGATACGATCAACAGTTTCTATCCTAAGCTCTGGATTGCCTCTTCTTATACATTTACTTTTAACGCATCTCAGACTACATACCCATTACCTGATGACTGCGAAGATGTTTTGTTTATCTCTTGGCAGACAACTGGCTCTAGCCAAGAATGGTTACCAGTTAATCGCTGGCGCTTAGATGGTATGGCAAATGCTGCCACCTTTAATACACAGAATACGATAAACATTTATGAGAACGTACAACCTGGTCGTACAATTCAAGTTTGGTATACCTCCACGCCAAACACTCTTGACGCCAACACAGATGATTTTGCTGACGTTACTGGCCTACCAGATTCTTGTAAGGATGTTGTCACACTCGGCGCAGCATACAAACTACTGTCTTACCTTGACGCTGGACGAATCAATCTCACTTCGGCTGAATCAGATCTAAACGATTCCAAACTTCCATCATCTGCTGGCGTAGCTGCATCTCGTTATATCTTTGCTCTTTACCAACAGCGACTTAATGAAGAAGCATTGAAGTTAGCTGACAAGTATCCAATTCGTATCCATTACACCCGATAAGGAAAACCAATGACACGTAAATACTCAAGTATCAGCGTACAGACAACGCTGGCCTCTGGTATCTCAAACTCTGCTACATCTATGACTGTGGCTACTGGTGATGGAGCTGCCTTGCTCGGTGGTGTAACGCTATCTTCTGGCAACATTGATACCTTTTCAGTAGCCATTGACCCAGATACTATCAACGAAGAAATTGTCTTTATCACAGCCAACTCCAGCGATACCTTCACTATCGTTCGTGGTCAGTCAGGTACTAGTGCTATTTCGCACTCAGGCGGAGCTGCAGTCAAGCACGTCTTTGTGTCAGAAGCACTCAATGCTTTTGAAGCAGGACTTAATGAGACTATCCCTCTTAACACACAGACTGGTACAACTTATACATTAGCTGCTACTGATGCTGGAGATTTAGTAACTCTTTCTAACGCATCAGCAATAGCGCTGACAGTGCCAACTAATGCAACTGTCCCATTTGCCATTGGAACTCAGATTACTATTGCTCAATCTGGAGCAGGTCAGGTAACTGTAGCTGGTGCTGTTGGTGTAACAGTTTCTGCTTCAGATAATTCAACCAAACTTAGAGTTCAATGGTCTGCAGCAACTCTTATTAAGACTAATACAAATTCTTGGATCTTGATTGGAGATATCGTAGCCTAATGAGAATCCTTGGAACAGTCGCATCTTCATCACGTGAAGTGCCTAATGCACCAACGATTGGTACAGCAACTGACGTTGGAACATCTCGTGCTTACACTCCGCAAAATGGTGGAGCAACAGTAACATTTACTGCACCTACTTGGACTGGTGGCTTGCCTGTTCTTGATTACACAGCCACTTCATCCCCTAGCGGATTTACTGGCACGGCTTCTGGCTCACCTATAACAGTCAACGGACTTGCTCCAAGCACCTCATATACATTTACAGTTAAAGCACGAAACTCTGTTGGATCTAGCGCTGCTTCTGCAGCATCCAATAGTATGACAGCAACTACTGTTCCACAGGCTCCTACTATTGGTACCGCAACTGCTGGCAACGCAAGTGCAACTGTTGCTTATACAGCAGGTGCCACAGGTGGAAAAACAATTACAACATTTACAGCAACTTCTTCTCCTGGTGGTCTAACAGGAACTGGTACATCTCCAATTACAGTTTCAGGTCTTACAAACGGAACTGCTTATACATTTACAGTTACAGCAACTAACGCTAACGGTACATCAGGTGCTTCTTCTGCATCTAACTCTGCTACGCCAGTTGCACCAGCAGCATCTGCTGTTGAAACAGTTGTAGTTGCTGGCGGTGGCGGTGGTGGTAGTGGTGGATCAGTAAGAACTAATAGTTTTGCTGGTGGTGGAGGCGGTGCTGGGGGTGTTATTTACTCAGCAAGCCAAGCAGTTTCTACTGGAGTCAATTACACAATCACTATTGGTGGCGGTGGAGTTGGCGGAGGTAGCGGAGCATTTGGATACGATGGATCTGGAACATCCTTTGGCGCACTAATATCAACCTCTGGTGGCGGAGGTGGTGCACCAGGCACAAACAGCGGCGATCTTAATGGAAACCCTGGCGGTTCTGGTGGTGGCGGTTCTACCGTAAACAGCGGTACTTCTGGCACAGGTGCTGGCGGAGCAGGAACTTCTGGGCAAGGAAGTAACGGCGGCACAGGACTCTCTCGTAGAGGCGGTGGCGGTGGCGGTGGAAAAACGCAAACTGGCGGTACCTACCCTAATCAAACTGGTGGAAATGGCGGAACCTACGTAGGAGAATCTGTAGGCGGTGGTGGTGGTGGTGGATCAACGGATTCTTCTGGTCCAGCAGGAGGTTCTGGTGGTGGTGCTACTGGTGCTGCGATTGCCGTTTCGGCTGTAAACGCAACTGCCAATACAGGTGGCGGTGGTGGTGGTGGTGCTACTGGAACGTGGCTTTCTAGCGCTGGTGGTTCAGGTCTTGTAGTTATTAGATATGCAGATACTTTTGCTGCTGCTGCGTCTACTACAGGGTCACCAACAATTACAGTTTCTGGTGGATTCCGTACTTACAAGTTTACAGGAAGCGGGAGTATAACTTTCTAATGGCACACTTTGCAGAATTAGACGACAACAATGTTGTTAAGCAAGTAATCGTTGTTAATAACAATGAACTGCTTGATGAATCTGGAAATGAATCTGAGCAAAAAGGCATTGACTTTTGCATAAACCTTTTTGGTGGAAAGTGGATTCAAGCATCCTATAACAAAAAAATACGCAAGTATTTTCCTGGAGTTAGATTTACATACGATCCGATTCGTGATGCCTTTATTCCACCTAAGCCAGAAGGCGAAGGATGGACACTAGATGAGACTGATTTGATATGGGTCAATCCAGAGTTTAGTGAAGAAGATTCACCTTATATTTAAGAAGATTCATATATCCTTCTAGTTTAGATATATCTAAGTCTGGCAACTTGGAACTGTAATCTGACTTAAAACTAGACCAAGAAGTATAGTTCTGTAATTTTTCTTCTAGTGACCAGAACCATAGGTTTTTGAAGTTAAGGTTATTGGACAATAGATCAAGGTCTTGTTTTGTTGGAACCCTATCTGCCTCATAATGGTCAAAGATAGCCCAGTCATAAAGGGTATCGTCGTGATAGTTTCTTATGTCTGATACAACAATCTTAATCTTTGGATTTAATTTGTTATGCAATAAGAATAGATCAATAACTTCTTGATTTAATTCAACAACAGTAACGGATTCAACTGATTCTTTGGAAGCAATCCATTGAGGAAGTATTCCAAAACCAAAACCAGATAATAAAACATTACCTTCGGCAAGATCATAGGATGAATAAAACTCATTTAACTCTTGTTTAGATGTTGTATTTACAAGCATCCAACGTTCATCATTTGTAAGCAATTCATAATGGTTACCTGATTTTGTTATCTTCGTACTGCCAATAGACCCTTCACGAATAACAATTTTAGGTACAGATTTAATATCAAACATAAGTAAAGCCTAACATAAGGAGACACAGTGGCCTACGGCGACGACATTACAGAGGGTATTCCCTACGTCCTATCCAACCCAGTAGGCGCCACTAATTTCTCATCTACTGGCGAAGCCTACGATGTAGCCATAGCTGGCCTACCGTTCTTCCTGCTTAATTCTGATGATGCACCTTATCGTCGTGTTACAGCGCAGTATCGCAAGCAACAGATTGACCAGAGCCGTGAACCAGGTGAGCAGACGCTTACTGGTTGGTGGGTACGCAGCCAAAGCTCTTTTCACCTTGGCGCAGGTATCAAGTTCTTTGAACCTGTACAAGAAGAGTCGCTACGCTTTCAGTACACAGAGTCAAAGGGTGTAGATGTCTGGACTAGAGGCCAAGCCACTCTGCTTAATGACACAGCCAGCTTCTATGCAGGAGCTGCACCTGCTCAGTTGATTGGTCTTAATGATGGAACCAATGACTGCATCTTTGTTACAGATGGAACAGCGTTAAAGAAGATTACAACTGGTGGCACAGCAACAACTATTACCCAAGCTGGTACAGCATCAACCATCTATAGCATTACAACTGATGGCTCTAACTATTACTTTATCAATGGAACTAAGGTTCACAAAGGTTCAGTAGGTGCGACTCCTGCTGACTCCGAGATCTATGATACTCCATCGGTTACTAGAGCGACTATCCGCTATGTCAAGCAGCGCTTAATCCTTGCTATTGGCAATGTGTTGTATGAACTCAACGCTAACGCTACCGCTTCTGCAGCTTTGCCTACAGCTTTGTATACACATCCTAACGCTAACTGGGTTTGGTCATCTATTGCAGAAGGTCCACAGGCCATCTATGTATCAGGTTATGATCCAAACGGTACTTCATCATCTGTCTTTAAGATTACATTAAATACAGCCACAGCTAACTCTTTAGGCTTCCCAACATTAGAAACACCTACCGTTATTATTGATATGCCAGAAGGTGAACGCATCAATGACTTTGATGTATACCTTGGTGTATACGCAATCCTTGCAACAAACCTAGGATTTAGAGTGGGTATCGCAGATGCCACAGGTGATGTTCAGTATGGACCGCTTCTATTCAAGGATGCAGCTTGTAACAATATAGCTTTCCGAGATAACTTTGCATACCTATCATCTAAGGTAGATGGAGAAGCAGGGCTTGTCCGTGTTGATCTATCTACTACAGTCCTTGGGAACTCATTGTTTTTCCCTTGGGCTTGGGACTTGATTGCAGCAGGTACTACAACTACTGCAGATCAGGTTGCATTCTTTGGCAATTCAGATAGAGCTGCATTTACCAACGGCAATAACACTTGGGCAGAATCTACTACCAGCCTAGTAGCAAGTGGATACTTGCGTACTGGTTACATCCGATACAACACATTAGAAACAAAGATCTTTAAGTTAATCCAAGCTCGTGTAGATACTACTAACGGTGGACTATTCGTTGACTCTGTTGACTATGCAGATAACTTCTTCCGTATTGGTACCTTTGCACAAGGTTCTGCAGTACCTGAAGTTAACGTAAGTTACCCACAGGCAGCACAAGAATACCTCGGTTTTCAGTTTACTCTTACTCGTTCTAGTACTGACGCAACTAAGGGACCACTGTTTACTGGTTACCAGGTTAAGGCCTTACCTGCTATCCCACGTCAGCGACTAATCCAGTATCCATTGTCTTGCTTTGACCACGAATCAGATCACTTCGGAGTTGAGGTTGGCTACGAAGGTGCAGCTTATCAGCGTATGTCACAACTTGAATCTGTAGAAAATATTGGTGACACAATCCGTGTTGAAGACTTTAGAACTGGTGAGTCTTACATCGGACTTATCGAAGAGCTTGACTTCAGAAACAACACACCATCAGATAAGCGCTTCTCTGGCTACGGCGGAGTGCTCTTAGTAACCATTAGGACGGTCTAATGCAGGCACAAGACTACGCAACAGTAGCTGTTGCAGTAATGACAATCATTGGTGGTTTTGTTGGCGCAGTGCGCTGGCTAGTAAAGCATTACCTCAACGAACTCAAACCCAATAGTGGGTCAAGCCTCAAAGATTCCGTCACAAGATTAGAAACTAAGGTAGAGATTCTCTATCAGATGATGCTACAAAAGGGGAAGAATGAATGAAGAAACTTGTAAAGCAAGCCACACCTGCCGCTATTGCTGTCCTTCGACAAGCCACAGCGATCAAGCCTTCCCGCAAGAAAGCCTCGGATGGTTTACTACCATCAGCAGCTCACATCAATCAGAATCCTGATTCAGACCACAACACAGGTTACGCAGTAGATCTAACACACGATCCTGTTAATGGAATTGATTGCGTTGATATCTTTGAGAAGCTAAAAGAAGACAAGAGAGTTAAGTACCTGATATTCCAGGGAAAGATCTGGTCCAGAGAAAAGGCTAAGCAAGGCAATAGAATTTATACTGGCAGCAACAAGCACACTAAGCATTTACATATCTCTATCAATGATGGTATGGGTAATGACACCAGCCCTTGGTTCTGGTGGATGAATCAACCAAAGGTTGTCAATCAGATCATTGCCAATATAAAACCAGTACCAGTCAAGAAGGCATATAAGACCGAAGTTTGTACCTGTTGCAAATTGCACGGTGCAAAGTCCTAACCCCATAGGAGGAAACTATGAACGCAACAACAAAAGCAGTACTCGCATCATATCTTCGTGCAGCAGTAGCATCCGTGCTAGCTCTGTACTTAGCAGGCGTAACCGATCCAAAGGCACTAGCGATGGCTGGAGTATCTGCAGTAGCAGGTCCAGTATTGAAGTGGCTTGACCCTAAGTCAACAGACTTTGGTCGCGGCTCTGAATAAGAAGTAACTGCGAGGCAAAGAGGCTCACCCCGAAAGGGGTGGGCTTCTTTTTTTATGCCATTTTACGGAGCATCAACTGGACAAGGAACTGTCACTAGATTGCCACAGTTAACACAGGTAGCATCAAGGAAGTACCAGACAATCTCATATTCTTCAAAGGTACACATCACGTTAAAAACCTGCGACCCACAAGTACATACGTGGATGGGTCCTAAACCCCGCAAATCGGCCCCGAAGGGCTTAGGAAGGGTATGTTTAGACCATAGTCTAGGCAGGGTGAGTAGACGGAACCACACAGACGGACGGCTAGGAGCTTCGCTCCCTGCTTCAGTAATTCGCCTCACGGCTCATATGGTAGCCATAGTTGGTGTCGCTAACGCGACGACACGCCGTTAGGTGTAGCCTTGCCCAATGACCACAATCGTTGGAGTAGAAGGAATTGACTACGCTGTTCTAGTAGCTGATAGCCAGATCACAGAAGATAACTTAGTCACTCTTGCTACCTCAACTCCAAAGATTATTGAGGTGGGTAAGTATCTCATTGGAATCTCAGGTGATACTAGACCAGGAGATATCCTTGCCTATAACTGGAAGCCTCCACTCTATCGAGGTGAGGACCCAGCGCAATTTATGGGTAAGAAGATTATCCCAAGTATCAATGAAGCGTTTAGCGATAACAACTACGACTATAACAAGGTGGACAAAGATGGTGGCTTCGATTATCTCATTGCTTTTAACGGCAATATCTTTCGTATTGCTTGTGATCTCTCTTTTTTCCAAAGCAATCACGGAACGTATGGCATTGGTTCTGGTGGTCAGCTTGCTCTTGGCTATCTGTATTCAGCTATCAAGCCTGATTTGGACCTAGCCTACGCAAAGAGACACGCCCGTAAAGCCGTTGAGATCGCTTCGGTTCTTGACGCTAATACAGGTAAGCCTTTACAGTTGGTGGTACAGGAGAGGATGTAATTATGGAAAAGAAGATAGGTAAATTCTGGTTTTACTGGGGACGCAATAGTGGTATCAGTTTAGGTTTTGATATTGATAAGTACCACGTAACTTTTAATTTATTATTCTGGTATGCAGGGTTTGAGTTCTAATGCAAATGACAGATGAGTACGCTGCTAAATACTTTCATAGGATGGGCTGGCAGTCAGCACAACTGACACATTCATTTAATCCGATGGCAATGCGAGAAGTAATTGCACAAGAACTTGAAGAAGTAAGAGAACGATGCTTAGATCTTGCTAAAGATAAAGACTCAGAATATTACAATTTCTATAATGGCTATTGCAATGCTTTATTCCTTGCAATTATGATAACAAGGGGCAAGAATGCTCACTGATCTTATTAAAGCAATACAAGATGCTGCCTATCACATACCTCAAGATGAATTCAAAGAGATTGAAACTGGTAAGCCTTCTGCTTACATACGAGGAATTACTAATGGTCGCAATCAAGCAATTGAAATAATTAGGGAGTTAGGATGAAAGCAGATAGGAAGTTAGAGTATATATTTGCTGATATGTTTTGGCGCTGTGAAGACTGCAACAATATGTACTCAATAGATGTCAAGATATGTTCTAACGAACTCATTGATTCTTGGGTAATGATGGGTGTAATTTCAAAAGAAGAGATTAAGGAGATGGGCCATAATTACTGATCCTAAAGAACTACTACTCACTGCACTACGTGCAGGTGATGCGAAGCGTTCACGATCTACACAGGTGCAAATTGGTCCATCAGAGTTAGGTGGCTGTCGTCGCAAGGTCTGGTACAGACTTAACGATCAACCAGAGACTAACGACAATGAGATGAAGCTTGCTGCAATTATGGGTACTGCTATCCACGCTGCTATCGAAGAAGCGTTATCAGATAACAAAGATGTTCTTATTGAAACTGCAGTTGAGTACAATGGAATGAAAGCACACATTGACTGTTACGTACCAGGCACTGGCGATGTGATTGATTGGAAGACTAGCAAGGTAAAGAACCTTTTATACTTCCCATCAACACAACAGCGTTGGCAAGTACAGACCTACGGTTATCTACTGGCTAAGAATGGTCACAATGTAAAGCGTGTATCTTTAGTTGCTATAGCACGTGATGGTGATGAGCGAGATGTCAAGGTACACACAGAAGATTACAACGAAGCGATGGCGTTAGAAGCATTGTCTTGGTTGGAAGCTATCAAGGCATCAGAGGTAGCACCAGAGCCAGAGCGAGAAGAAAACTACTGCAAGTTCTATTGCAAGTTCTATGACGCAAGTGGGCAGTTAGGATGCGTTGGTCTAAAAAAAGAACGTATCGCTAGTGAAGAGGTGTTAATCCAAGACAAGGATGCCTCAACCAATGCGATGAAATACTTACAGTTAGACGAGAAGATCAAAGAGTTGACAAAGGAAAAAGATTCACTAAAGTCTGCTCTTGAAGGTATTGCTGGAGTTACAGATACAGGTATCCAAGTTCGTTGGAACAAGATAGCTGGACCTACATCAGTAGACAAAGATGAAGTACTTGCTAAACTTGGCTTTGTACCAACTAAGCAAGGTGCAGATTCATTACGGTTAACAATCAAACAATCTGGAGGAAAGTAAATGGCTGCAAACGAAAACACAAAGTTCCAAGTTAACTTCAAGACAAGTAGCGGAACCCTTATCAATCTATACGCAACTGACATCAAGGAATTAGAGACAGGTCTTACTGACCTATCAATGGTTTCATCTCTCATCAAGACTACTGATAAAGAACTTAATGGTGGACGACCATCAGTACCAGAACCAACTGCTGAATCAGTAGCACAATCTTTCAATGCAACACCTGTTGCTGCACCTACCGTCGTTGAAGGTCAAGCACCAAGCTGTAAACACGGTGTAATGAGTTTCCGTACAGGTACTTCTGCTCGTGGCCCTTGGAAGGGCTGGATGTGTGCTGCACCAAAGGGTGCAGTAGATAAGTGCGCAACTATCTGGGCATAGCAGATGCGGGAACCGCACGAGTTTGAGGTTCCTTTATGTGCTCAAGTAGGTGGCGATCTCTTCTTTCCTGACAAGGAAAACGAAGGCAAAATGGTTCGCCTAAGTATTGCATCAGCTAAATCAATCTGTCGTGGTTGCCAGCACATTACTGAGTGTGCTGAGTGGGGTATTCGTAAAGAACGCCACGGTATCTGGGGTGGACTCACCGATGGTGATAGACGAAAGATACGCAGGGCAAGACACATAATTTTGAATGAGGAGAATAGTGCTTAAACTTTCCCGCGCTTGGAGTGGAGTGACCACAAAGGCCACGCCACTACCTGATGTGTGGAAGAACTTAGTTAAGCAATCTATAAAGTTTCGTCGCGGTCAAGTCTGTATGGTAGCTGCAGCACCTAATGCTGGTAAGTCAATGTTCGCATTGATCTATGCAATCAAAGCAAATGTGCCTACGCTTTTCTTCTCTGCCGATACTGATACCGCAACTGTAATGATCCGTGCTGCTGCACACCTATCGGGCCACAGTCAGGTTACTGTGGAACACAACATAGAGAAGCAACAAAATTACTACGCACCACACTTGGTTAAGACATCACACATTCAATGGGTCTTTGACTCCAGTCCGTCTCTTGATGATATTGAGATGGAGATAAAGGCCTACGTTGAACTCTATGGAATAGCTCCAGAGCTAATCGTCATAGACAACCTAATGAATGTGGCTGCTGAAACAGACAATGAGTGGGCAGGGCTACGTGCAATTATGATGGAGTTGCACGATATGGCACGTAAGACAGAGGCTTGCGTCTTAGTACTCCATCACGTCAGCGAACAAAGCGAGTATGGTTCTCCTATGATGCCTCCACCTAGAAGAGCCATTCACGGAAAGGTAAGTCAATTACCTGCTTTGATACTGACATTAGGTTATGATCCGTCACAAGGTTTACTGCGGATGGCTTCGGTCAAGAACCGATTTGGTCCACACTATGCTGATGCTTCTCAATGGGCATCACTATTCGTAGACTTTGCATCTTGTCAGATTGGTGATGATGATGCACAAGGTAGAGCTTACCTTCGTAGTGCAGGAGAGGAAAGTACATATGGCCAACTCTAATGGACGTAAGGGATCGAAGTTTGAAACCGATGTTCTCAAGTGGCTACGACAAATGGGAGTTCTTGCTGAACGCTTGACTAAAGCTGGCAGTAAGGATGAAGGGGATATGGTTGCGATTATTGCGGGAAAAACCTATATCCTTGAACTCAAGAACAGGCAGACCCTTTCCCTGCCTGAATTCTGGAGAGAAGCAGAAGTTGAGGCGCTTAACTACGCCAATGCACGTGGTCTTGGGGAAGTTCCATTGCATTATGTTGTAGTTAAGCGTCGCAACTCTGGTATAGAAAATGCTTGGGTAATACAAGACCTGACACAATGGTTGAAGGATAAGCAATGAGAGATAGTGAACCTGATTACGAAACCTTTGAAGAATGGATGATCCATTATATGAAGGTGATTGCAACAGAACTAACAAAGATTCGCAAAGAAATTAACTACGCAAATACAAAGGAGAAACAGTAATGCCAGTACCAGGTGGAGAAATAACAACAACAGAGATCCTTATACCAGCAGCGCAGGTAGAGGCAGCACTAGAAGCAGCTCTTGCTGCAGAAGAAACAGAAGATGATTTGCCAGAACTGTCATAAGGCAGGAGAAGAGAATACTCTTACTCATTACAAGCGTTCATCTCATTGGCACGATAAGTGTGACGATAAGGGGTGTGTATGCCAGCACAAGACTGGTCCAGGACACGTAAAGCGAGCAGGGGTAAAGGTAGAGTTAGTGCAGACTCAATCCCCGTAGGATTAATTGTTGCTCACTATGGCGGTGAGGTAAGAGAAGGTAGATCAGCTTCCGTACGCTGTTGCATTCACAAGGACAGCAGACGTAGTGCTGTTATGAACACGTACGAGAACCTGTACTACTGTCATACCTGCGGTAAGGGTGGCAGCTCGGTAGATATTGTTATGGAAATAGAGAATTTGGAGTTCAAAGATGCCCTCAATCGTGCAATCGAAATCACTGCTGGAAGCGGCCAATCATTACAGCCAGGTGATAAACGAGGAAGCTCTAAACTATCTAGAAG